GACTATCCCCAGAAACTGTGCCACAAAAGTTCCCTTGCGCTTGTGAGAAATTTTATAAACCTTGCCATATTCCATTTCGATATTCATCGAATGCTCCTGTTTTAGTTCCATCTGGACGGGCGGTCATGTCGGCCAGCGCCGGTTGGCACGCCCTGCGTGCGTATTCTGAAAGGTTGACCGGCCGGCGGTGCGCCCGCTGGATGGATCGCAACCGTAGCGGCTACCCACTCAGCGACAGTCGCCTGATCGTGCACGAACGCTCCCGGGTTCAGGCTGGCCGCATTGAGTTCTCTTTCTGCTGCACCGGCAATACAATGTCCGGCAGAGGCAGTGCCGGTATTGGCCTGGCTGCCGTTCACAAAATCGGCCGGGTAGGATGTATATGTACCAGCATGTGAGCTGGCCCCAAAGGAGAACCATAAATAATCCTTAGCCCCTCCAGTTGGTATTAGATCAGGTGAATCTGCGCTACTGTTTGTAGCTATGGCAGTGGCGTATTCTGGAAGTTGGGTTGCGAGTGCTTCTGCGCCGCTGATGCGGTGTGACGTGTGCGCAGAACGTGTATTACCTGTCATTGTAACGGTTAGAGCATCTGAACCAGTGGCTTCTTTATAAAACACCGCCAGGGCATTGTTGCCTCCACTAGTTTGTTGCACATTAAATAACAAGTCCCAACCAGCAGTATATGTAGACACCGTCTGAAGCGTATCAGCATACGACAATTCAACAACTAATAAGCCGCCTGAGCCGGCTGGAATGGTAATCGGTTGATCCGCCTGATTTGCGGTTTGTGCACCTGAAGCGCGGTTGGAAACGGTTGGGAAAGTCACACTACACGCTCAACGAAAATAGCGGAATATTGCTCACGGTTTTCACCGGCCCACCCGACAGGAAAGTCTGGTTAGTTCCAGGCGGAATATCCACGCTAAAAAAGTTCTGTCCCTGCCCGCGTCGAACTAACGCGTGTGAAGTGATGGTTAGGCTGGTATTAACTACCGTTACGGAAATTAGATTCCCCTCATATAACCAGGCTCCTACTTCACTGTCAGGATCAATTCCCGGACTATCCCAGGTCACATCCAAATATGTGATGCCGTCCGGTAATTCCAACCGCGCAATCCGCACCGTTTGGATCACGGATTCACCTCCAAATCGTATGATCTCTCCATAGTTTCAAAAAAACCAGCGCACATAAACATCACCGGTTTGTACTCAATTGCACAACCGCGCCTTTACACTTAGTTTTTGGCGGGGAAGGAGCCGGGAAAGGGGCTGGAATTTGCAGGGTTATGCTGCAGCGTGGGCATTGCCCGGTAATGATGATCGGTGACCCCCCATAATGTTTTGCGTGTGGGTAATTGATGCTGACCATGTTATTTACTCCTGGTTGTCGTTAGTTTCATTTCCTTTTTCCTTTTTCACCGGTTGGCTGGGCCGGTTTGCGAGCAACGGCGTAAATATCATGGTGCGCATCATTGACATCCAGGCGCACCACGTCCCATTCGCCCAGCAATTGCGCCAACTGTTCGCGGCCAATGTTGCCGTAATATTCATGCGGGAACGTCCCCAGGACGCCGTCGTTGCTATGCGGCTCCCGGCCCTCCGTCGCGGCGGTCAACACCAACAAGCCGCCGGGTTTCAGGCTGCGCCAGGCGCACTCGACAATTTCGCGCGCATCGGCATGCTCCAGCGTTTCGGCTGTGACGACGAAGTCGAAATTGGCGTGTCCGTCGTAATCTCCGGCCCGGATGATGTGATCCACGCCGCTGCCGGCGCGAGGATCAATGCCCAGGTAGAGGGCGCAACCGTCAAACAATGGGCGCGGGGTCCCATTCACGTTCCGGCTGCCGATCTCCAACACCAGCGCGCCGGTGACATCCAGCCCCTCAACCGCCGAGCGTAAAAAATCGTAGGCTTCAGCGTGCATGTTCAGCCTCCTGCGCGGCCATCTTACTGATACTCACCCGAATATTTTCCGGGTGAATGTAACGCCGGCACAGCGCCAGCAATTCGTCCGGGCCATGGCCGGGGAAGGCGTGAAATTCGCCGCGCAAATAATCAACCCGGCTCAATAATTCCGGGTCGGCGCGGAATATTTCATACTCCGCTCCTTCGCAGTCAATCTTGAGCAGTTTTACACGTTCAAGGCCATATTCGTCGAAGATCGCTTTCAACCGCATCGAGGCGCTGGTTCGGACGTACCCGTCCGCGGAAGCGTCGGACGTACCCGTCCGCGCTTTCAGAATAGACATGCCGCCGGTGTTTTCGTGGAAATCGCCGCCAAGACAAACTTGCCTTCCGTCGCCGGTCACAGCCTGATTGTGCGCTGAGACATTGGTCACCTGGTTAGCAACCCGGTTCTTGAGCAGTTGGAGATAGTTTTCCGTCACTGGCTCGAAGGCAATGATTTCGATCTCAGGATGCCGCTTCGCAAGATAGATACTCACTACCCCAACGTGCGCCCCGATGTCCAGGACCACGTCCCCGGCCTCAAACGGAATCGAGTCTAAATCGTACGATAATTCGATCTCCTTACAAACAATCTTCGCCACCCCGCCGTCGGGATCGTCCTCGAGGTCCATCTTCACGCCATTGGCTGCCAGCGGGAAAAAGTTCCGCTCAAGATGTGGTCTGCCAGTCAGCACGTCAACCAACCCGGCTGAGCAGGCTGCCTCCTTGCACGGTACGCACAGCTTCCCAGCGATGAATAAGCCGGTTGCCGCCCAATTATGTTCGTGAAAAAACTCACCAACTTTGAAGATGGGGTGGTTTCCCCGCGCTGCGCGAACCCGGCCCATGAATGTGGCCTGATTCTCTTTCGCCCCGCTTAGCGCTTCGGGCAGCGACCCTGTCGTCACACTTTTTAGATGGATCACCGGCCAGGCAGTCTTTTCCAACCGCAGGCCCCACTCCTCCACGGCCCGGAAACTTAGATCCGTGTCTTCGTAGTAGGGGAGGGGATAGGCCTCATCGTCGAAACCTTGCATGGTTTCCCAATCCTGGCGGTGGACGGCCAGGCACCAGCCTTCGATGTAAGGCACATCCCCCCCGGGGATGTCGAAATTTTCGACCGGGCGATATTCCTGCGAGGGGCCGTACAGCGCGCCCGGGCGTACCTGCCTGCGGACATCATCCAGCCAGCCAGGCGGGGCGGCGATGTCGTTGTTCAAGAAGAGCAGGATGTTGCCGGTTGTCCGCTCTGCGCCGTCGTTGCAGGCGCGGCTGAACCAGCGGTTGGCTTCATTGCGAATGTACTGGCCGCCGAGGCGGGCCGCCAGAGCGGCCAGCGCGTGGGCTGTCTCCGGTTCGGAGGCGTTGTCAACGATGACGACCTCGTCCGCGCCCTGCACCGCTCGTTCGTATAATGGAATCAATTCGGGATGGTCTTTCCAGGGAGTGATGACGCTGAGCCGGGCCGGAGCGGTTTTCCAGGCCTCCGCCCGCAGGTAGGCGTCCCACATGGGCGCGACGACACGGGCGAAGTCGTAATCCTGCGCCACGTCCGCGCAGGCTTGTTTTAGTTTATCCCAGGCCGCGGGCGAAGCTGTTTTCATATCGCAAGCTTCGAAGAGAGCGTTGGCGATGCCGGCCACCCCCGGTATAAGCTGCCAGGCCCCCTGGGAGCTCCAAAACGGTTCACCGCCCACCAGCCAGCCCGCGCCCTCCACGAGTTCGGCCATGGCGGTCGTGTCGGTAGCGATGACCGGCGTGCCGCAGGCCAGGCTCTCCAGGATGGGAATGCCAAAGCCCTCGCCCCGGCTCGGATTGAGCAGCACGTCGAAGGCCCGGTACAACTGCGCCATGTAGCTGGCCGGGTAGCCAAGCTGAAGCTGGTATTGGTCGCACAGGACCACCGCCCGCTTCAACCCCAGACTTTCGATAATGGCGTGCACGTCCACCCCCTGGTTGCTTTCATCCGTCCGCATATGGAGGTAGAGCAACGAGTCTGGATAATCAGCGTGAAAGCGCCGGAAGGCGTTCAAGGCTTCGGGAATGCACTTCCGGGACGGGTAGCCGGTGTTGGCGGCCACCATTCCGGCCAGGAAGGTGTTTTCCGGGAAACCGATCTCCTTCCGGGCTTCGTTCTGATCGCCCGGAGAAAATAAATTCGTATCCACCCCATGCGGAATGTAAGCAGCTTCGACGCCCGCGGCCTGCAGGGCCTGCTGCCCATGCCGGGAAAAGGCGACGACGCCCTGCGCCTGGCGCAGCGAAGCCAGCACCGGCTGCGGAATGGTTTCGTGGTCAATGGGCACCCAGGCCACCCAGGGGGTGTGATGGTCGGGCAGATCAGCGAACTTGAGCACCCAGGCGTCGTACAACGAGATGATCACGTCCGCTTCCCAATCGTCCGCCATCGCCTGCACAATGTCATTCGAGTGCATCGCCCGCCCGCCGGGGTACACTTTAACGCCCTGTATGTCGAGTTTTGTCCCCATCAGGCCGTAATTGGCGAGCACGGCGATTGGATGGCCGTACTGGGGCAGCGTTGCGCAGATCAGGCCGGTCTGGTTGCCATAGCCGGTGGCCGCCCAGGGCGCGTTCGAATACCACAAGACACGTTTCCCCGGCCCCTCCCCGGGGCCGGGGAGGGGTTCGTTTGAATGACCGTTTTCATTCATGAACAGGGAAGCAGGGTGGACATATAAAGCCCACCCGGTCAGGCGTTCGCCTTCGAGCCGATGCCATCACGGACTTCCAAGTTAATGGTAACCCGCCCTGGCGCCGGCGCGCCGGTTTCGGCATAGCTGGCATTGAGCCACTGCCCGGCGGTCAGTTTTCCGCTGCCGGCGGTGACGGTGACTTCCTGCGGCGTGTTGGCCGTCCAACCCACCGTGCCGCCTGCCGTGCCGCTGATGACGGTTTGCGCCGTACCGGCCGCGCCGCCATTTTCCAGGGAAATTTCCCAGTAAGTGCCGGCGGCCGCGGCCTGGTCCGTGTCAGGAGTCACATAACATTTTTCGATAGTGTAATTGTGATCGTCCGGTACACGGAGCAGCGGGATGCGCTTGCTTGCGGCGGGGTCGCTGACGTTGATTGCCAGTGTAAAGGGTGCGTTATTCATCTCATGCCTCCTATGTTGGCTCGGTAGCGTCGTGCGTGAGCTTGACGCCGTACTCGTCGCGCAACTCGCCCACCGCATAGCCGGCGGACATATTCAGTTCGGTGGCCTTGCGGCTTGCATCCCGTTCCGGCTCCAGCATCGGCGCCTCGCGCTCGTCGAAGCCCAAGGAATTCGGGTTGAACACCGCTCCGACCGCGTCGTCACTGCCGTCAATGGCGATGTTTGCGCTGGTGAACCAGTTAGCCGCCAGGAACGCCCCGACGAAAAAGCTGCGCAGAGCTTGATTGGCGATATCGCCCAGGAACGCCTGGTTCGCGGCGGGTTGGCCCAATTCCACCCATACGTCATGCCAGCCATAGGGATGGAGCACGAAATAGAGCGGATTTGGTGATTTTTGGTTACGCAGCACCGAGATGGCTGCCGCGCAGTTGGCGATGGTCAGAGCGCTGCCGGCCGCGGCCTTTCCTGTGCCAAACCCGGTGAACAGCGCCACCAGGTCGGTGTCGATCTTGGTTGCGAGCGCCCCGCCCAATTCCTGAGCGGCGTCCTGCGCGGCATTGTCGGGGTCGGTTTGCACGTCTTCATCCGTCAAAAGGACTTGCGCCATTTTGACGGTCGGGGAGAGAGTGTACTTCAGCGATCTACCAAACGTGGTCGGGTTTTGGAAGTCCACTCCCTCGGGTTTCTCAACAGCCGTAACCTGCGGGCGGATGCTGCCCTTGCGCTGCATATAGCCGGTCGCGTTGAAGTTGCGCACGAGACCCACCATGATGTTGGATTCGCGTGCGACAAACAAGGCGTCATCGTAGATCAGGTTGAACAGGCCGTTGAGGTCATCGGTGGTCGTGATTGCCATGATAGCCTCCAAAAGCGGGGGTTAGCCGCTCTTGCTGATCGGCTGGCTTGGACCGCTCTGTATCCGCACCCCACCCCCTTTGAAGAACGTATTATCTTTGACTCCGCCGCCGAAATATTGCTGGCGGCGTTCCGCATCGGTTTTCCCGGCGCTTATGGTTTGATCCGGGTTGGTGGGGCCGATGGGGGGAGCAAGCGGGTTTCTGCCATGCTGATTATTGGTTAGTAAAGTCCATGGCGCGGCTGCAGCGAGTGCATTGATCGCCGCGTCCAGCCCCTTGAACTGGGGATCGGCGAGGTCCACGTGTTCCATATCCAATAGCCGGAAGGCTAGCTTCGGGTCGGCGAATTTTCCGGCCATCAGGCCGAGCGATGCCGCTTCAAGCCGGGCCTGGGTCGCAGCCTGTTCGGCTATTTCGGCCCTGGCGTTGGCAGCCTGTGTGGCCTGTTGGGCCGCGGCTATGTCCGCCTGGATACGCTCCTGCTCGCTCATCTTATCCCGGAGAGCTTTCTGCCCTTCCTTCACAGCCTTTTGCAGCGTGTCGACCGATTCGAAGCCCAGCGCTTTAACCATTTCGGCTTTGGCTGAGTTTTGCGCCCGGTCGAGGCGTTCTTTCAACGCCGCAGGGGTGAATTTGATTTCTTCCCCCGCGCCTTTACCGTCCTTCACCTCCGGCTCTTGCGGAGCGGGGGAGGGGTCCCCGGACGTGGGGGGGGCAGCAGGGCTGCTCTTGGCTGGGGGAGTGGCAGGATCGGCGGCCGGGGGCGGCGCACCGCCTCCGCCGTCGTCCTTCTCACGGAAAAAGATGGGGGGCAAGATGCCCGATGGGTGGAACAACATGGATACCTCCCGCAATTAACCGCTTGCGTGGCGTCAGTTTATTTTTTGACCCCTGCCTGGAGGCTGGCCTGCTTTTTGAGGTCGGCCAGCATCGCTTCGGTCTCGGGGTCGAGTTCTGCTTCGGCTTCGCCTGGTTCAGCCATTGGCTCGGCCAGGCTTTCAGCCGGACGGGTACGTCCGCCGGCCTGCACTTCCTGCTCCGTCTGAAGATCAAGGGCTTTCAGGGCTTTATCCAGCCCTTTGCGCTCATAACCCAGGCAGGCCAGGGCCAGCGTCGCCGCCGGCGATTTGTTTTTCTTCAGGTCGCCCAGCCGGTTGACCATCTGGGTACACCAGCGGCTTTCGAGCGGCGTCCAGGTCAGGGGCGGAACGGTGCGCAGCCGCCGGATTTGCATGGTTGCGGTGAAGTCGCACAGCGCCGTCAATTCGGGATGAGCTTTCGTCCGCTTTTGGATCTGGTCGCTGTACGCCTGGGTCTGGCCAATGGTCAGGTTGATGTCATTCTCCAGCCGTTTACGGCCGGCGATGGCTTGTTTGCGGAGTGGTTGCATGATGCAGGCGCGAATTAAAAAGAAACGGCCACAAGAGGCGTGACTCTCGTGGCCGTGTGTGTCTGGTTGGTCCAACAGCCTGCCGGTTGTGTTCCGGCTATGGGGTTTCGTTCGCAACCCCCTGATCGTAACCCGGGGGGTTGCCAGGCTGGAGCCGTTCGGATTTACCGGAGGTCAATAGGGAAAACCCGGAGACGCCCGCGCCTGTGATCTGGATTATAACGAGATGATTTCCGGCGTGCAAGCCCCTCACCCTCCGCAGGAGTCTCAATTCGGCAGGTGTGACTGGTTCGGAGGTCTTATATTCAGCCTGTTTTTCGCTCATGGCGTCTTGCCTCCATAAAATAATTGGGCCAGGTCGCCGCCGAGAATGCCCTTCAGGGAGTTCTCGCGCAGCATCCGGCCGTAGACCGGGTCGTTGTATGGGACGGTCAATTGTGAAAAATCGAACTTCCCGGCATTCCAGGCGGCCCATTTGCCCGGGCCCATCATGCGGCGCTGGAGAACGGCGGGCTGCGCCCGAAACCAGGTCTCGCCGGATGGCACGACCGGACGCAGATCGGGGATGTCCGGGAAGCCCAGTTCCGCGTAAGAACGTGTGATTGGCAGCGGCGCACACCTTCCTTGGTGATGATCGGCCAGGATTTCGGTCAGGGGATGCTCGCTGCCGTGCTGGGCCACACAGGACATGCAGACCCGGTCGTCCAGCTGTGCGAACCAGGTCCAGCCTTTGACCACCCAGGAATTATTCAGGTAGTTTTGGTGCGCCGCCGCCCGGTATGCCCACAGGTGAGCAGTGCGCGCGGTAGTCATCGCCCAGTTCAGCCCTTCGCCCAACGCCTGGGCAATCAGGCGGGCCACGTCGCGGGGGTTCATCCCGGCGATGAAACCGGTCGCAATCGTCTCGCGGACGAATTCTGCCAGAGCCGGGCCGTAGTTGGTACGGATGCCGGCGATGAGCGGGCCGGTCGGGTCCAGAAAGCCGAACATGGTCGTCACCTGGTCGGGATTGAGAATTACCCACCGGCCCCGGATATAGGCTGCTTCCAGGCCGGGCAGGGCGGTTTGCGCCAACAGTAACCCGTCGTCGCCCGCTGCGCCAATCTCTGCCAGAATTTCCTGGCTGAGATTACCGGCCATGGCTTTGGCCAGGTTGGTCATTTCCCGCCGCACGCCGGCGATGAGATTGTCGAAGGATGCCAGCCGGATCAACTGGTCGCGGTCCGGAGCGCTTTCCCGGATGACCTTCAGGAGCGCGTTCCGGTCCGCTTTCAGCCGGTCGAGGGCTTTGGCGTACATTCCGGCCAGTTCGCGCAAGGCGGCGGCGTCCCGGCGGAGCAAACGCCGCCGGGCGGCGAGCATGGTTTTAATGATGGGATGTTCGTCTGCCGGAAGATCGGGAGGAATGGGGAAAGTCATAGATTTTTATCGAGCGAACCGGCTCGCGCTTGATTTCAACTTCCATTCCTGTTCCGGTTCTGTTTCGGATTCAACATATCGTTCGCCAAAAACTCGCACCCTTGCCGCTGCGCCACGTCCGCCCACCATTTCTCGAATTGTTTGGGTAGGAGAACACGCTTTTCCCGTGCACAGCCATAGACGCCGCAGCGGGGTTTCCCGTTCGATTGGCGGGCGCAGGCAAGGGGACCGAAGGCCAGGGTGCAGGGGCTGCTGCGCGGGGACGGGTCCGGCGCGCCCAGTTTCCACAAATCCATGAGGGCGTCTTCCGCCCAGGCGTAGCCGGCCATGAGGGGCATTAATTTGTCACGCAGCTCGTAAATGCTGACCATGCGGGGGGATAGGGGCGGGGCGTCATTCGTCATTCTCGTCTCCATCCACACTTCCACCCCGGTCGAACTGCTCGACCAGGAACTGGCCCAGGTTCATTCCGGCCTGGGCTTCATCTTCCATGCGCCGCTGCTCCACCAGCCAGGAACGGCCGCGCTCCTCGGCGAGGGTTTGTTTGGAGACCAATCCGGCGGTACGCTCGAATTGCTGCTCGACGACCACTTCCTTCGCATCCATTGGCAGCGCATCCGGCCATTTGATGGAGGTGGTAAAGCCATCGAAGCCGGCCATCTCCAGCAGATGTTGATTGATCGTCATCAACGCCGCTCCATACAGCACGCGCTTGTCGCCGTTTTTTGTTAGTGCGCGGTGGGCCAGGACGCGCAGGGCGAAATTCGTCACCTGGCCGATCTTGTCGCGGAAGACACTCATATCCAACCCCCGGCCGACCGTCCAGAATGCCATGCGCAGCGACTCTACGAATGTTTGCGCTGCACCCAGGTCGGATTGCATTTCCAGGTTCTGCACGCGGGCTTCCGCGTTCGGTATGGTCCAAAAGGCATCAATGGATGTGTCCTGCAATTCGCCGGCGGTGAAGCCCGTTCCGACCGTCTTGGGGTGCGCGTGGATTTTCAGGATGCGCCCGGTGTTCGAGGCGCTGAAATTGATGGCATCGTTGATGCCGGTAATGTCTTCCAGGTCGGTCAAGCCCCAGTATTGTCTGCCATGAACCAGATTCGGGCCATCCACGATAGGCGCCCAGTTCCAGGGCCAGGCGAACGGGCCATTGATCAGCTCCCATTTCCGGCGCTGGACCTGTTTCTTTGCTCGAAAATCGGCGACCAGCCAGGCTTCGGTTTGTTCACCGGCCAACCGCACGATCAACTGGCGGTGCAGGTAGGTGTTTTTCCGCCCGTTTGGCTCCTTGATGACCCGCTCCCATTCGATTTTATAGGCCAGGGCGCGGGTTTTATCCAGCGGATCCGCCATGATGCTGACCATTTCCGGGTCAAGCACGACCAGCCGGGCGGGAATTTCCCCAGTTTGGGGAACGATTTTTATGAAGAAATGCCCGGCCAGGGTGCCATTCTTGCCCCAACGCTGGAAGAAGGGGAACCCCCCTGAGAGCCTATAGACCTGGTTCAACAGGTCAATAGCTGCCTCCAGCCGGGTCGTCGTCGCGTCCTCTGCGATTTCGCTCGCTTCCACATCTGCCGGAACGCCCAATTCGTCTATCTGCATCTGGAGGATGCCCGTCTCCGGGTGTCCCCAGAGCCAGGCGACAGAATCGTCCACAATAGTCCTGCAATAATTGAGCAGGATATTGTCATCGTTTTCCCCCGGTTTGACGACCAGGGGTTTGCGGTGGTGGCCGTCGTAGTAACGCCAGGCGGCCTGGATATAGGCCCGGCGGGCCTGTTCCGCTTTTTGCACATCCTCCTGGTCGAAATAGGTGTGCGCGTTGTCGAACAGGTCGAGGGCCTGGACGGTCTCCAAAACGCCCCACTCGCCGAATTCGAGCTCGACGGGCAGGTCGGATAGCTGGACGCCAAAACGGGTATTATCGCCCACCCTGAGCATCCTTCGCTTTTTGTGCCCTCTGACGGAAGTCGCCCGCCTCATCATCCATAGCCATGCTTAACTGCGCGGCAAATTCAGAAAACACTTTCGCAGTATGAGCGCAAGAGAATGACGTTTCCAACAGGGAAGCCCTCAATCGTTTTATAGATTCGGGATTTTTTAGATGGAATTCAAGCGTGTGCGGCTCGCCGGCCGTTTTCGATTTCATTTTCATTCGCCGCCTATGCCGTCATCTGTTCTTGCATGGCAATCGTGCGCAGGCCGCGCTCGGCGTCTTCCACGTTCCAGCCCAGTTCGACGAGGATATCGCCGGACTCGTAGACCCAATGAATTGCAAACCCCTCCCCATCCGAGGGCTGTACGGGGCGGACGGCGCGCTCCAGACCCAGTTCGGCCGCGCGGTCGTTCAATACGTCTGTCCAATATTCAAGTTCGTTCACTGCTAAACTCCTTTCGATCAGTAAAACGGGCTTTTGCCTGTTTGCAGCTGGCCGCCGTAGCGGCCATGCAGTCGGACGCCGCCGGAGACGGTGTCAATCTGGTCGTCGAATTTATCGTTGTGCCCGGTAAAGGCGACGGCCTCCTCGATGAAGTCGGCGACCCACGCCCCGGCCACCAGGAAGACTTTCTCGTCTTCGGCCAGGGCGATCCAGGGCAGAGCACGGGTGAGTTTGTCGACTTCCACATCTACCCGGGCCAGGGCCAGGCCACGCAGATCGGGGTCGGTGCGGAATTCCTGGACGGCGGCCACGCCGTGCAGGGCGCTCTCGACGCCGTGCATCACGCCCAGGGGCTGTTCGGCGAGCATGGTCGTCTTCAGCACCTTCTTTTGTTTCGGCCATTCCCACCGGCCGCGCACCATGGCGGCGATGTACAGTTTGCCCTCGGCGTCGAAGGCGACGCGGGCGCTGGCGGTATAGCTGGCGGTGGTCTTGGTCGAGATCGCCAGGTCCCAATAGCGCATCCAGCGCAGGCCGGCCGGGACTTTTTCTGGGTCAATGACCTGGAGCCATTCGCGCAGGATTTTAGCGCCGCCGGGCGGTTTGGGATGGCCCTGGTATTGGGAGGCCCAGTCGTAGGAGCCGAGCGCCCGTTTGGTCGCCAATAGTGTAGCGCGATTGTAGCGCGCCGGCCACAAGGGAGTTCCGGCCCGGCGGCTCAACGCGTCCTGAATGGGTTTGCCCTGGGGGTCTTTCGTCTCCGCCAGAGCGGGCAGGTTGATCAATTTCCAATGCTCCCCTTCACCCTGCTTTTCCTGGTCCAGCAGCCAGCCCACCAGGTCGTCTTCGTGCCAGCGGGTCTGGATGATGACAATCGCACCGCCGGGCTCGAGCCGGGTGCGCAGCGTCCCTTTGTACCAGGCTTTGAGGCTCTCGCGGACGGTCTGGCTTTCTGCTTCCTGGCGGCCTTTGAGCGGGTCGTCAATGACAATGATCTGGAAGCCGCGCCCGGTCAGGGGGCCGCCCACGCCGACGGCGACGAGGTTGGGATTGTCGGCGCTGCCCCCGGCGAGTGCCCAGCGGTGGACGGCGTGGCTCTCATCGGAGAGGGCAATGTCCGGGAAAAGCTGCCGGTAAAGCGGCTCGTCCCGGATCAGGGCGCGGACGGCGCGTGAGGCGTCTTCGGCCAATTCGCCGCCGTAGGAAACGAGCGCCAGCCGCCAATCCGGGTGGGCGCCGAGCAGCCTGGCCGGCCAGCGTTTGCTGACCAGGGTGGTCTTCCCGTGACGGGGCGGCATGGTGATGATTACCCGGCCGGCGCCCTGTTTCCCGCCGGTCAGGATGTATTGTTCGACCTGGTGTAAAACGCCGGAGATAAGTTGCAGATGCGCCGCGCCGATGAATTGCGCATCCACATACTCGCTAAAGGCCAGATTGTCCTCGATGGCGCGCTGGCGGCGGGCCAGGACGCGGTAGATTTCCGCCGCATCATTGAACAGCGCGGCGGATTGAGTACGCTTTTCGGATATGGTCAGTTCGGCAATGTCCATCAATAAAAAGCTCCCCGGGACCTGGGACCGGCCAGGACCAGAGGAGCTAAGAGCGGCGGGCAGGATTCGAACCTGCGCCCTCCGGAGGGAGACCGGATGCTCTACCGCTGAGCTACCACCGCAAGACGCAGCCGGTCGAAATATACCTGGTCACAACAGGCTCCGGCTGCGTAGGACGTACTCGTCTGCGCTTTCAAGGAGTGGAAAGATTTTAGCGAGGTGGGATCAAAAAGGAACGCGGACGGGTACGTCCGACGCTTTCCTTTTTTGTGGGCTGTCGCAGCGCGGGCAATAAATGCGCCGGGGATTGTCTTTTATGAAAACCGACCGGCACGGGGGGTGGGCGCAGGCCACACTCTGCCCGAACACATACGCGCCAGGCTTGACGGTCCCGGGTTCGGCGTAGACCTCCACCGCTTCGGCGCGGGCGAAGGCGATGGGCACATCGTCCAGGCTGGCGGCCAGCGCCAGGATGGCCCGGCGCAGCGGCCCTCGGAGTACGGTTCCGCTGATGGCCGATTGGATATATTTGGCCGTCCAGGGCGGGTCCTGGCGGACAGCGGCGGACAGCTTCGCGGCCAGGGCTTCGTAGAATTTCATTTTGCCCTGGCCGTTCAGCGACGGCTCAAAATGAGCAACGATTTCGGCGAGGGCGCGGACGGGTACGTCCGACGCTTGAATGAGCTCGGGGGAGGTGGAGGGAGCGAGATTTTTGATCAATGTCTTAAATCCATCCAGGCCAGTTGAGCGGTGACGATCAGGCCGAGGCTCAGCCCAACGGCGATGAGCGCATCGGGCACCGGCCAGCCATTAAGAGCCAACAGCAGGACGCCCAATATGGAGGCGATTGCAAATGAGACAACAGAGAGGATGGCACTTTTCATTTGCTCTATTAAAGCCAGCCAGGGCAATTGTTGAGGCGCGGACGGGTACGTCCGACGCTCTCGCGAAGCCTCCCGGTAGCCGCCCCGCCTTGCAGGGCTGCACGGGGTGGCCGGCAAACGGGTTCGCGGGCTTTGCCGGGTTCGCGGGTTCGCGGCAAAATAAAAGCCCTGCGGGTTGGCAGGGCTTGGGGGGAGAATGCGGCCTATTGAAACAAATCGGATTTCCCCACCTCATCCCGTTTGACCAGCGCAGCAATGGCCCGCGCTTCCTCGGCCTGGGAGATCAGACTGGAGAGCCTCGCCAGGGAGATGGCAAGCAGCGCGGCGAGGAAAAAGCCGCCTCCACAAACCAGGCACGCCAATAAACGAAAGTAAGCGCTAACGTTTCCCATCTATCAGGCGCTCACACCAGCCGGAGTGCGTTTCCCCGGGCTTTGTCCACCCGGACCAGCCCCCGCCGCAGCCAATCCGTGCGCAGGGTTTCAATTTCGCTCCGGCTCAGCCCCAGGGTTTTCAGCGCCTGGTAAGTCGCCAGCCCATCCGCTTCCGTTTTCAGACGTACCAGAAAGATGCGCTCGTGAGCGGTCAGGCCGTCGCCCGGGTCCTGGATGTCGTCCAGGCTGGCGGCGCAGGTCTGGATCAGTCCCCAGCGATTGGTCATCGCCCGGCCCGGGAGCCGGATGCGGAGCGGAGCATCGTTCCCCACGAGCAGCCGGGCAGCGGGGGCATCCATGAAGCGGAAACAGATGCGGGTCTCGAATTGCCCTTTTAGTTTCCCCACCGATTTTTCGTCGAAATAGTGGCCGGCGACGACGACGTGGAGGCCGTACTTCGGCCCGCTCAGCGCGGCATTGTGGACTGCGGCGGCCAGGTCTGGATTGGTCTGCGCCAGGTCGTAATATTCGTCCACCAGGACGACCAGGCGGGGCAGTTTATCGCCCTGGGCGTGCAGAGTCTCGATTTTGTCTATGCCTGTTTGCCGGAACAGGGCGGCCCGGCGGTCTATTTCGGCGCGCAATGCGCCGGTCAGGATTTGCCGGCAGGTATCTGGCGTGTCGCCAAAGGCCAGCACCTGGGGATGCCCGCGCAGGTTCCAAAACGTCAAACCCTGGTGATCGGCGACGATCAGGACGTGGCCTTCGGCCAGCGCCTGGCGGGCCAGGGAGCGCAGCAGGGTAGATTTGCCCTGGCGTTTCATGGAGGCAACCAGGACGTTGCCCAGGCCGCCGGCATGATCCCAGGTTGTGATCACCGGCCCGGCCAGGCCAACGCCCAGGTAAACGCGCCCCTTCTCCCAGGGCGGAAGCGGGATTATCGCAGGCAGCGCAGGCAGCCGGGAGAGTAAAATGCACCAGCGCAGGCCGTTGTGGTTCGCCAGGATGACCGGGAGGCCTTTCAAATTGGTCGAGAGATGGTGGAGCAATTGCCGGTCTTCATAACTCGCCTGGCGTTCGGGTTTCTCGATGGCCTGGCTGTCGAACACTGCCGAAAGCCAGGCTGTCTCCCGCGCGCCGGTCCACATCTCGAAGGCCGGGCGGACACGCAGGCCCTGCTGCCGGAGCAGGGTGTTGATTTTGGCGGCGATCAGGAGCGCCTGGGGGCGGTAGGAGGTAATCACAACTCCTCTAGCAATTTCGTCTCAACTTCTTCGGCATAATCCGGCCGACTTTCCAGCACCGTTACGTGCGGAGGCAGTTGCGCCTGGCCGGGAGCGGCGCCGGCAGCCAGGGCAGCCAGGTATTTTTCGGTCCCGGACCCCGGCGCGGCAGCCAGGGCCTTGCCGAATTCACGGGCCAGTTGCACAGTCTGGGCGCGGTGAGTCACGCGCTCCTGGGTGTCGTCATTTGGGGCGGGTTTCATAGCATCGGGGTAGAACGCGCGGTCCGGATCAATCACCCGCTCGTCGGCGGTGACAAACAGGGGCGAGCCGCCTTCACGCCTCAATATCCGCCCGCGGATGGAGGCGAGGGTGCGGTGGGTACGCCGGTCGTCCAGATACTCCCGGAATAAAATCACCCCGCCGAGGAAAACGACTGCGAGTAAAGCGGCCCCGGCGAAGGCATATACCAGCCGGTTTAGTTCCCGGATGCGAGCGGCTTCCGCCCCGGCGCGGATGAATTCTGCCGTTTGCGTCAGCGCGACGGCGGTCGCCTGCGCGCCGGCCGTCGCCGTACCGAGGGCCTGCTGCGTGGCTTCGGCCTGGCGGGTCAGTCCGGCCCGGATCGTCGCCGTCTCTGCGCGGGCGGTTGCGGTCTGCGCCTGTTGGAATAACGCCGCGTCCGCCCCGGCGGTTGCGGTCAGAGCGTCGGCATAGATCGCCTGGTCAAAGGCGCGTTGGGTGGCCCGGGCCTGTTCGGTGGCGGCCAGTTGGGGCGCGGCCGTCCGGGTTTCCAAATCGCTGGCAATCGCCCGGAGCGAGGCCGGGCCGTCGCCCAGCGGCGCGCGTTGCGAGAGATAGAATGCGCCTGAGAAAATCATGATAAGCAGCAGGAACCCCGCCGCCCGGTTATTCATCCCACCGGCCTCCGGCCAGCAAGGCGTCCACCCACTCGGCCGCCAATTCGGGATTGGCTTCGAGCAGTTCGACCGGGGGGGGCAATTGTCGCCCCCTCGCCGATGCTTGGCGCAGGCCCATTTCGTCGGGATATGGGAGCGTGGGCGGCGCCTGTCTGGTGCTTCTGGTTCCCGCCCATATACCAACGGCCATCGCCGCCAGCATCCCTGCCACGACGAAAAATATAATCCAGGCATTTGAGCGGGATTGCGTGCCCAGAGCGCGGGCCATCTCCTGGTTGGCCTGGGCCTGCTCCCCTACTGCATAGCCCAGGGCTATCGTCCCGGCCTGGCTGCCGAGGGCGGCGCCTGAGAACCAGCAGGCGAGGGCGATGAGAAAGAGGGCGGCGAGGGTGAGGAGGAAATAATGCTTATGTTTCATCATTTACCTGCTTATAAAATCTGCGAGCGGATAGGTTTCAAATCATGTTCCTGCCGGATGGCGTTTTCGATTTCGTCCAGGATGGGCATAAACCGGTGTAAATGGCGGGCCATACGCAAGGCCGAGTACCGTTTGGCTAGAATAATGGTGACTTCCTGCCTGCCGCGATAATTATGGCCGGCTCGATGGCGATACCAGTCCAGACAGGAATCACGGAATAGGAGAGCGAGGGGGTTGCGAAGAGACATCATTACACCAATCAGCATTCCCTAAGAAAAACCGGCACAATCTCGGCTGGGTCGCTGAGCGGCGTATAGGCGTGCGATTGCAACCAGCACGCCATGTTATAGACCGTTGGCACATCCCAGTGCGAGCGCCCGGTTCGTTTCAGGATTTCTACCGCCAGCGCGGCCAGATCCTCGACGGGGTCGCCGGTGTCGGCCTCTGCGCTGGCAGCCGCTTGATCGGCATTCCTGGCCAGTTTCAATAGGAGCCAGATTCCCAGGCAGATAGCCCCTATCATGCCGGCGAGCGCGCCGGCCAGTAATCCAAACAGAAAAATCGTCCAGTTCATGGGGTCTCCTCAAGTTGCGGAGTGATATCCTGCAGCCGTAGAAAATTTTCGCCATTGCCCAGCCGGGCGGCGAGTTGTTGGATGGCTTCGGCGACTTCGGGCAGCATCCGGTGGTCGGCCTGCATCCGCCGGGCGTAGGCTTCATACACCTGGAAAAAGCGGGCGCGGTCTGCGATTTGATTCTCCGACATGCAGAGACCCTTCCACCCGCCGACGCCGTCCACCGCTTTGCCGATCAGCGGGTGGGAGAATACCGGCCAGTGATAGGAGCCGACTTTCCGAATGGTGCGCGTCACCTCGTCCCAGGCCTCGAAGGCGGACGGAATGTTCAGCGCCCGTTCGACCAGGTGCGCGGCCTGGTCGCGCAGTTCTGCGATGGAGGGGAACCACTGGCTGGTTGAAATGTGCGCCAGGACCGCCGCTTTTAAAACGTTCGGCGGAATATCGGCCAGGGTTTGCATGTAAATCTTGATCGTCGTGGGCGGCACATCCTGACGGGGATATGCGTTTATGAGAAATTCCATCACGGCGGCGATTGTTTCAAGTTCCATTTGCACCTTCGAATTCGGCGACCACTTCGGCCAGCGCGGCCAGATTGCGGGCGTGTTTCGTTTGCCCGTTTTGGGCTGGGGAGTGTCCGTTCGGCACCTTCCCGGCCACCGCCCACTCGGTCAGCCAGTACAAAGCCTCGGTCTTACCGCCGCGCGTGATATGCGCCCTCCAAAACGGGGCGAGTTTGTTTTCATCCAGCCCGATCTGCTGGATGGCGTCGTAGATAAATCCCCACTGCGCCCGGCCAGGTATCCGACCGGCGATTTTTCGGTATAGGGCGATTTCCGGGAGTTTCAGAACCTCGGGCAATTCGAGCGAAGCCCAGGCGGGAGGGGCTTCCGCGCGCGCTGACGGTTCGTTTTTTTTGACGTTTGCTTTTAATGATGGATCGGGTGACATGGTGTCACCCTTTTTTGCACGATTTGTCACCCTTTTTTGCGAATTGGGTGCCGATTTGTCACCCTTTTTAAAGGGTGCTATTTTGTCACCCTTTATTGGGATTCGCCAAAGCGTAGTATTTCCTGAGCCTCCCTTGCGTTCATCGCCATCCAATACCAGATATCCGATATTTTCCAATTCTGTCGTAATTCGCTGAACACTCCGCTCGTCATATCCTGTTTTTTTTGCAATAGTTTCAATGGACGGGAAAATGTTTCTTCCTTCATGATCCGCGTGATCAGCATACGCAAGCAGAATAAATTTTAAATTTTTGTTGAGGGACGCATCCCAAACCATTCCCATGATTTTGACGCTCACTTTATTTCTCCCATATTCCCATGGCGATAAGTTCTTTGTCTGTTGGATTATATGGCCCGACGGAATTATTAGCCATGATTTCCGCATGCGCTTTTAGATGGCATGATTTGCACAAGGTTTCAAGATTATCGAGGCTATCATCTCCACCATCGCTTTTTGGTTTTTTATGATGCACCATAAGATTCTTGTCAGTCCCACAAGTTACACATATTCCAGCATCACGCTTAATTATTTTTTCTCTAATTCTTTTCCATGAGGGGGTATGATAGAAATTATTCATCGGTCTCCTTAAAACAAAAGATTGCGATCTGAGTAATGATGTTTTACTAAACGCTTCTATGCGAAATTTTTTTTGAATGGATATATAGCCTCGGGCAGCATAAAGATTCACCCCTATTAAATACCGAGACCTGGAAATGTTGAGGGAAACCCTACTTCCCCCGGCGCCACTTCCGAACCTGGAAGTGGATCTCCAATTTTTTATGTCCCACGGAGTGCCCCGTACGGGACTCGACTCCGGGACATAAATTCCCGTTTTCGTCAACTTTTTTTTTATCCTCGGCGGCACGTAGTCCACGTACACGCGCACTTGCGCCCCGGCGCGCTGCACCAGGATGCGCTCGACAAAGCCTTGCAAGATTTCCCGGCGCAGCGCCAGCGGGCCAGATTGAAGAATGTCGCGCAGTTTACCGGCCAGCGCATCCAGGTCGTCCAGGGTGTGCTGGATCGGCGGCTGGCTCTGGCGCGCTTCCAGGGCCTTGATCTGCGCCTGGAGTTCGAGCCGTTCCAATTCGAGGTCCCGGTATTTTTCCTCCAGCGGACCGGTCAGGGAGAGGCGGGAGATAGCGTCAATCACACGGGCGACGCGGGCTTTTATCAGCCCGCTCCGTTTCCGCAATGCGTCCAATTCGCCTGTTCCGGCGTGTTCCTGCTCGGCGTGCAGGGCCAGAGCTTCGGCTTGCAGTTCGGCGAGCGAGGCGGGCTGGATGACGTGTTCCAGCAGGCTTTCGACGACAGCCTGCTCCAGCCGCTGGCCGGGGATGCGCCCGCTGGCGCAATCTTTGCGGCGTTTGGCCCGGCTGCACAGATAATATTTGTATTCCCGTTTGCCGCCCCGGACGACCGTATTGCCGTTTACCGCAGCTCCGCACAGCCCGCAGCGTGCCAGGCCGGAGAGCAGATAGCTCCCCCGGCGGCGGTTGGGGTGATTGGCAGCCTGGCCGTCCGCCAGGTTGTTGGTCAGCGTGTTGCGCTGGTTCATGTCCTGTACCAGGTTCCAGGTCTCCTCGCTGATGAGCGCTTCGCAATAGCCGGGAATCGTCAATGGCCCAAATTCCAGGACGCCCAGGTAAATCCGGTTGCGGAAAAAGCGGTGGTAGGAATTATTCGATTTGTACAGCCGGGTCCGACGGCGGATTTCGGCCAGTGTTGCGCCTTTGGCGCGCAATTCCCAGGCCAGGCGGCAGCGCTCCCACTCGTCATCGGAGCGGGGCGCCCAGCGGTGGACGATGTGCGGCTGCCCGTCGCGACGTTTGCCAACTTCCAGCTTTTCCCGCCTGAAGCCGCGCGGTGGTGTGCCGGGAACTCCGCCGTATTGCTCGACCAGTTCCCGCAGCCCGCGCTTGACCTCCTTCGATAAATTTTCCAGGTACAGCGCGTTCGAATAATCAATCACGTATTCGATGAGCCGCCCGTGCAAGCCCTCCGGCACCTGGTCGGTCAGAGAATGGATTTCATACCCGGCGCGGCGCAGTTGCGCTTTGTGGAATTGGGCGTCCAGATCATTGCGCGCAAAGCGGGCGAAGCTCCAGAGAAGCAGGCCGGCCTCGGGGGCCTTGTCACGAATGAAATGCGCCAGCATGTCCTGAAAGGCTTCCCGCCCGATGGCGCTGCTGCCAGGCCGGGACTCATCCTTGAATATTCGGACGAGAATCAGCCCTTCCGCCGCGCAAAATTCCCGCACGGCTTTCTCCTGTTGGGGGATGGAAAGCTCTTGCTCCTCGTGCCCTGAATCACGCAGATAGGCGCTGACGTGATCGCCTTCCTGGAAGGGGTGGGTCATGGGGGTGAAACTAGCCGTTTGAAGAAATACGCTGCCGCGTCGTTTTCGGGAGAATAAATAATTTCGACCAATTCCCATCCATCTGCGCCCAATTTGTTCAATTGTTCTAGCAGCGCCGAACTTGTATCTTCGCTAAAGCAAATTGTCCCAATTGCCGATCCGGCATCTGATGAATCGACGCATTTCCCCACATTTATTTTCTCGCCTGCCGGGCCGCCAACCCGCGCTATTGCAACCAGTGTTTTATATTCCCATCTAATTACCCCGGGTTGCACGATTTGTTTTTCTGGTTCTTCGGCCTGTATTTCGCCCGGCGTTTCTGCGCTGATAATTTCTGTAGAAATAGTTTTCGCTTCGGTGTCTGGCTGGATTGGCGTGCAGCCTGTAAACAATAACAAAAAAAAGAATATCGATATTTTTTTCATTTCACCTGCTTATATCCTTGCTCTTTCAGTTCGTCCAACCATTTGCGCACCAGGTCCAATGCCTCTTTGGTTTGTTCCTGGCCGATGAGGGCGTAGACCTCCTGCGCTTCCCGCAGGAGCTGGTAATTCTCCTGCTCCAGCCGCCGCCTCATGTCGTCCAGCACCTGCCGCCGGTCGTACGCGCCAAGTCGGGCAAATAGATGTGCAGCTTCGCGTGTTTCTGCATCTGGCTCGGATTTGTGAGGCAGCAAACCGGCCCGCCTGAAAACATCCTCCGGGGGGAGTTTAAAGGCTTCCGCGATGGCCAGGCAGAATTCGGTCCCGGGGCCGCGCTGTCCACTGACGATCATGCTGATGGTTGATTGGCTGATGTTGGCTTTCTTGGCCAGATCTGCAGGTTTTAAATTGCGGCTTTCCAATTCCTGATTCAACCATTCCGAAAATTCACTCATTGGGAAAAATGTACCATCCATCTGTTTCTCTTTGGCGAATTACCTCTTGACAGGAGTAAAATATTTATTTATACTTCACCTATGCGACATAAAATTTTTCTCAAGTGAAGTTATGACAATGCCAATTTCCGAAGAAATTACTGTGACCAAAACCTATACCATCACCCTCCTGGAAGAAAATATGCTGGAGGCGATTGCGAAAAACACTGGACGCAAGAAATCGGATGTCGTCCGGGAGGGCATCGCCCTGGTTTATCACCAGTTATGCTGCTGCCTGGAGCGTGAGGGGGATACCGATCATTGTCCCATCCACGCGGCCTGATTCATGCGCATCTCCATCACCGTCCGCACCCGGATTCACGCCCCCAAATCTGAAAAAGAGCGCCGGCTTTGCGCGCTGAAACGGAAATTTGGCTGCCGGGCGATCCTGCAAGCCTTGCAGAAGACGCCTCCGCAGCCTGA